TTTAGACATGCTTTTCATGTATTTGCTCCTAATTCTAACAAACTATTCAGATTTGACCTCATTAGCACTTGGTAAGACTTCACCTTGTACCAAAATATCTCGGAACTCTTCTCTATCAATAACTTGTTGGTCAAACAAGGAGGTTAATGCTGTAATATCCTGTCCTATTAATCTTTCAATATCAAAGTCTCTACTAATCTTTACTTCTGGTGGTTCGATTCCAACATATTCAGCAGATAAATTAAATGCTTTTTGTAATTTTTGCTCTAGCTCCATAGATACCATTGCAAGCATTGAATTAGTATCAACTCGATCTAAACGTCTTGCATCAGCAGATTCCGCTACAAATTTCTGTTGACTTAATGTACTGATACCAAGCGTAGCCATTTGCATTTGCAATTCTTTTATCTCAGCAGATTGAGCCTCAAATGCACTGGAAGCTGGTTCTACATAATAAACTTTATTACCTGGTTGAGTTGCCATTGCATAGTTGACAGAAATAGCAAGATCTTTAGTTTGATCGTCATAGCCTTCCATTACAAGCATTGGTTGTGATGCAACGTGCAAACTATGAATCAAGTCAGCTTGTCTTTGAAAATGTGCAATATTTAAATATGCAATATCAAGCAAAGGTGGTTTACTTACTAAATTTTCAACTTTTCCTGAATAAATCGTTACTAAAGGTACTTCACCTAATGAAAAATTACCTGATTCAACAATTTCAAAATCTTTCGCCCCT